CATCTTGAATTTGAACAACTGACATTATTCCGATGAAATTCATTCTTGCTGTTACAGTTGCTGTCATTGTGAGTGTATTCTATGCTGATTACGTCCGAGAGGGGACAGTCAAAGGAGTGTCACTAGCACGAGAGCGTCTGTGCCGTTGAGCCCTATACTATGTTCATCAGCAAGGGACACCACCCATGACCGTCACCATCGTCAAGCACTCCTTCTACAAGATCGAGATCGACACCAAGGATGCTGTGCAACCGATCATCTACTTCCGCAAGTGTGGCAAGTGTACCACTGCCAAGGGCATGGATCGTCAGCACAATCGCATCGTGAACGAGACTATCGAGGCATGGCGTCCATTCTCCGAGCAGATCAAGCGTTACACCATCTCTCGTGTGCCAGCTGACGTAGTGGTACGAGGCGACATCCGCAAGGCATGACCTGCCCTATACTATTCACATCAACACAAGAGACATGACCACTTCCTTCGCTGACTTCGTTGCCACCCAGGATGCTCGCAACACCATCCAACTCAACGTTCGCAAGTATACTCTAATGCTGTGTGATGCTCTCAAGCAAAACTACATTGATTACAGCATCAAATTACACAATCGTAGCATTGCTATTGATGGTGATCCTTTCAATTATCATCAAGGTCGGATTGATGCACTGAAGAATGGTGAGTGTGATTATGACTTTATCGTTGAGTCTGGTCGTAAGTATCACAAAATTGTGATGGTTACTAATCAACGTTCAGTTCACGCTTTCGTAGATAAGAAGACTGGTGATGTATACAAAGCAGCATCATTCAAAGCACCAGCCAAGGGTATTCGTTTCAACCTTTGCATCATCAGTGATCGTGAGTGGTTGCTTGCTAATGCAGATTGGGCAGGCGGTTATCTCTACAAGCGTTGACAAATGCCTCAATACATAGTATACTAACTCTATTCACACGAAGGAGCACAATGGACCACGATCTCATGTATGTTGTCATCAATGGTGAGGCAATCATGATCGAGAATGGCACAGCAGTATCATACCTTGTTGATGAGGATGATGGTACGATTGACTGGACAGCAGGTGATACTGTTGACTGGGAAGATATGCTTCCTGAAGAGTATAAGATGTATAAAGCAGCATATGATTTCCTGCTGACTTATGCTAACACCTATTCTGTTTACACAAAATGACTGTTGTTTCTGATCACGTTCTGCAACTGCTAGAACCCATCACTGAAGAACTGAAGGTGATGCCACGTCTTGATATTTCTGATCGAGAGTATCAACTGTTCTGGCGTTATCATGGTCACTTTCCAGCAGAGTTTGCTGCTGCTGTAGCAAAAGCACTCCCACCTGATTATCAGTTCGTGTCCTATGATCACCTGCAAAACAAACTTATTGCAACGCATAATGACTAATCAAGCAGCATATCGTCTGTCTCGTCAGATGGATAAGATCATGAAGAATCGCACACGACGATTCAAATTCCTTGTACGACAGGAACAACTTGATGATGCATTTGCTATTGCTGATGAGTTTTTCGAGTGGTTGTCTCCTGAACATGAAGATGATGATGAATTGATTGTTTATTACAATGAAGAAGAACTCCAATCCCTCTACGAAGAAAAGATCTCTAAAGATCACTGATAGACGTAAGTCTATCCAAGACTGGCCAGATTATGCTTCTGCCTTCCCTTATCGTCTTGAATTTATTAGTCATGGTGACAAGATCATTGCTATGTTTGAATGTGAAGATCACCTCAACAAGTATCTCAAACGATATGATCTGAACAAGAAGAACTCTAGGGTGGATGTATACAACAATCAATACAATCCGCCCAAGAACTATAAGAAACCAAAGCGTCAACTCTTCTCAACCATTGAGGACTTCTTCGTATGAGTAAGAACTATGATGGACCACTCTATGCCCCATATGATAATGTTCTAACAGGTAAACTCACCAAACGACAATGGCAAGAAGTATTCACCATTGTACGACGTGAACAAAAGACTCTCCTACAACTGTTTGATGAGGATCGGTACAATGAACTCACAGACATCCTTGATAAACTCTATCCATTAGCATATACATCCAAAGAACAATTATCATGATTCTTGATGAACTTAAATCCCTCATGTCTGAAATGAATTGAGATCTAGATGATGAAATCTCTATTGATGTTGGTGGTACACAAGTATATGAGATTGAGGGGAACAATACTAAATGGTCTCCAAATAAGGGTACACGTAAGTACAACAAAAATGCGTTCATTGTAATCAAGAATGAAACCAGACGAAAAGAATACCCGAACCTCAACTGACACATACTATACAGTAGCATACGAACATACCCTCTATGGTGATACTAAACCCACCATACAACATGCTGTGTATTTTACACTCAAAGCAGCACAAGAGGCAATGATGAAGATGGTCAATAGGGGACAGACTGTCATCGGCATGGAGGAACAAACTATGAAAGAAACTCCACAGATACTTCAGATACTCCGCAAGGATACTCCCCAGTAGCCATCAAGGTTCTCAACGACACAATTTGTGTATTTCATGACATTTCGTGATGATTCGTTAATCTTTTGAAATGTCTATAAAAATATAGGTTGTTTGTTGAGAATCTCTTGATACTATTGAGAATGTGCGGGGTTGTTGTTGGTTTAGCACGTCAGCACTCGAATGTCAACCCCGAGTATGCCAGTTTTTCCACAGACCCCGAGAACTTGACAAATCCGAGTTTTTCGGTTATTATAGAAACATGAAAAAGTCAAAAAGTCAGTTTTTTGAGTTTTTCAGAAATCTCAATTAATTAAAAAAATGCATTTTAAGGATTTTGAATCTTCTGCAATTCAAAGTTTAACAACTAAAGACAATAATCTTACTATTGTCTTTAAATCATCAGATAAAGAGTATAATTACTCTATTATTGATAGTAAATTCGAAGAATTGCTTACTAATACTATCAAAAACAAAGAAAGTGTTGGTAAATTCATCAATATTTCTCTAAAAGAGAAGAATATTGTAGAATTAGTGAATAATTCTAAATAATTACTCCAAATCATTGCAAATACTAGTATAAACAATGAAAAGCAATCGTAAATTCAATCCTGATAGTAAACACAATCAAATTCAGATTGAAGATGATTATGAAGACTTCGGATATGAAGTCAAGAACGCAAAGAGATTCAAAAGCAGAGCGAAACGCACTGCGAAGTTCAAAGACTACGATGAATTCGACTGATATCAACACATCATGTGACACTAATCGTAGTGTCCACTAACACTTGCATTTTCGATCTAGGTGTGCCATAGTATCACTATCGACACAAATCACCTCATGTCTGACAACATCGTGGATCGTGATGAATTGCAGAACGATTACATCGAACGCATCATTGATGGGATGGATCATAAGACAATGTATCAGTACATTTATGATATGTTAGAGCAGAACTTTGAGAAATACACTGTCGATGAACTTATAGGCGAAGTTGAAGAGTATTACCCCGACCTGATGGACAGTTGAGGTAGTGGCACAGCATCGGTTGTGCCCTCTCCAATCTCGTGTATTCTATAGAAGTCAACCAAACGACACCAAACATGCGTAAGATCGAACAGCAAATGTGTGCCGCTATCAAGGCAGACAAGAACTGGTCATCTGGAAACACCCAAGTTGTTACCAACGACGGTGTGTCTACTGTATATCTCCATGGCAACAAAATCGCCATGGTTGATGACACCACCATGACAATCTTCGATGGTGGATGGCAATCTAACACCACCAAATCACGTCTCAATGCACTCTGCTCTGAATTCTGCATTGCTGGTGAAGGCGTCTTCCAGAAAGATTTTCTCTGGTATGTTCGCAAGTTCGTGGGATGTGTGAACGGTCAGAATATATACAAGACCGATGATTTCGAGTCTGGTTATATCTTCGCCTGATGTAACAGGGGGTTAACAACCCCCTTTTTTTGTGCTAAAATATATACATCACACATAGGAGTTAGTATACATGGACTTCAAAGATTACGTCGAGGGAGAGATGGAATACTATGAAGAATACTATGCTGAACTTAACATCCTATTGAAAGAATATGGGTATGATTGTGATGTGATGGACATTGAATATACTACAGCTGATTGATACAAACTGATCGGCCGCCCAACCAGTTGTCAAGGTGGCACAACCCCACTTGCAATTCGCCCGATTCTGTGCCATGCTTACAGCATGAAAACAAAACGACTTCTCTCCTCTCCTCAAACCCTGCAGGACCTGCAGGACTTTATGTTCGACACCATGGCATCCGCTGACATGGCGGTCGATTGGTTCTGTGATCGCTTCAATGTTAATGCAACTGATGAGGTCATCGACTTCGTGGTTGATGCACACTTTGCTTTCTTCGGTGAGTGACATGAATTACACTGAAATTCTCAAGGTTTGGAATAGCGAAACACCTGATGATTTCGCTATCTTCAGTGAGTTCTACTATCAAATGTTTGGGGAGGATTTTGATATCCCCTACATAACAGATTCAACCCGTTCTTCATTCTTCCCCTACGACTAATGCATTTCCAAGTAACACAAATCGAGTTCGATTTTACTGATGACATTGGTGATGGTGACACTCTTGACGATTATCTAACTGATGATGAAAAGCAAGGGTTTGTTAATCAAACGATGACAACAATTTGGGAAGCAGATGATGGTGATGATCTTGTAGAAGAGATTACTTGCGCTACAGGATTCTGCGTTAAAAGTATTGATTACCGTCACGCCCTTAAGTAACACAAACCAAATGATGTTTGCAGTTCAACCCACTACCATCGGCAACTTTGACGAGTACGGGGCAGACTACACCCCCACGATCAACGGAGCGTATCGGATCGCCCTGGCAATGGATGAACCCGCTACGGTATGGCGTCTCACCAGTGGCAAACCGATTAAGTGGTTGAGTGTGACGCCTGACGAAGTGGTCTCTGCCTGACCCATTCTCTCCCTCCCTGTGTTTATAATAGACCCATGAGCAAACAACCCATGAAATTCGACTCCAACGGCATCTTCGCTTCAACCCCTGAACTTAACGCCATTGCCCTGCAGTGTCTAGAGCAGGAGAAGCGTGAGCGTGAACTGCGCCGTGAGTGGTTCAGCAAGTGGAATGAGTCCCAACCTGCTGACGGTGGACAATGGGGAATCTGGCACATCAGCGATCGCCACTGATCGCCCTGGGCTCTAGGATACACACAACAAACAAACGACAGACGATCATGAACGGTTGGGCAAACTACGAAACCTGGAACGCTTCCCTCTGGATGGGCAACGACGAATTCCTCTACAACACTGCCAAGGCGTGTGTGGAGTTCTGCGATGTTACCGAGACCCCTTGGCAAAAGTTCGTGCGGTGCATGACTGATGGGGTTGTCGGTCGCTTCATCGGTGAGACAGGCGACGGTGTGCGTTGGGATGACCCCGCCATCGATGCAGACGAGATGAACGAGATGATGGCAGAACTGTGAGGGGTCGCCCCCTCCATGCTATAATTTCACCAACGACACAACACCATGACCGCAACCGTGACCCGCTTCCAATCCGTCATCGATCACTATACCCGATCGGTCGCCCCCCTCAATGAGCAGTACACAAATACTCTTAACGCAGGCGGCAAGATGAGGGGCACCGTAGGTAAACTCTACGAAGATATTGCCCAGGGCATTGTGTATAGTGTAGACCCCACACTTGAGGTGAAGCACAATGACTACATCCTCATTGAATCTCGTGGTGGACAATACTACAAGAAGGTGCAAGTTGACCTCCACGTATACAAGGACGGCGAACTAGTTTGTGTTATCGAGTGCAAGACTTATCTCGATTCATCTATGCTGGACCGTGCATGTAGTGAGTTCGATAAGATCAGGCGTGTGTACCCTGATGTACCTGCTGCCGTGTTTACTGGTCAGTTCGATGTTAAACAAGAGACCTACGATTGGTTTAAGGATGAATGCCAATTTCACACCTTCGTTGTTAATCAAACCAAGCAACGTGATAGTAACAATCCCATCTACAAAACTTGCGATCCATTAGATACACAAGCACTCGAAAAGTTTGCAGATTGGGTGAGAATGGCAGTCAATCGCTGATATCACAGGGGGCAGTTAATTTGCCCCCTTATTTGTATATTAGCGCCGCCGAGCGAAAAACCCCCCACTTCCCTAACCTACAAAGTGTTACCCAAGCGAGATAAATATTACGGGTCCCCCATATACAAAAAAATCGCCCAGAAAATTTTTACCTGTATAGTTGAATCATGAAAGACTACGATGGATACCTGAATAGGCAAGCAGAAGTCCTTAACGAGTTTGACGACTTCTGTGAGCAATTTGAGAAACGTGCAGCGGAGCAATTTAAGAATGCAGACAAACAAGACGAAAGATTCAAACTCCTCCGAGAAATCACAAATGAATCTGGAGGAGATGCTTCACCTTTACTGGAAGGAGATCCAGGACTTGAAGAAAGAGGTTGAGCGTTTAAAGGCACCAAAGTTGATGTATAGACGCCCTGGTGCTGATGAACATGAGAAGATAACAGATTACTTGGATGATGTAGATAAGAGATTACGAGTATTGGAAAGATAATGGCAATACTAGTACCTTCGGGCACATCATTTACACAAACAGGTCCTGGGTGGAGATTTCTCCCTCCTCCAGGTCCTTTTGTGCTGCAAGGCATGTCAAGGCAGGGGCAGAACTTAAATATCTACGAGACATGTGGAGTAATCAATATAACTGCACAGGGGAACTTAATATGCCCTGGTGGTACGCCTGGTCCATCACAGCCTAGTCCCGAGTTAATCACAGGTATTAGTGTTACACAATTAAATTGTATTGTATTGAAGGGTCCTGTGCCAACGATAGCGGAGATGAATCCAGCGTCTACACCACAGTTAACTGTAGCGAGTATCCAATCAGCACCGACACCCACACTAGTTTTGCCGTCACCTCTCATTGGCAATTTCACCGAGAAGTATATGTATGATGGTGAGGCAGGTTTTGTGGAATCATACAAAGGTTTGGAAGTTCCTACAGTAAGAGATAATGTAAGATCTGCAACATTCTCTGCAGGTCAGGGTAAGAAACCGTTATCGTATCCCGAGAGATTTAAGAAGCAGAAAGAGTTTGGTGGAGGTGGTGGCGGAAGTATAAGATTTTCAAGTACAGTTGGTAGAGAATTCTATGGACCTACAGTGCATGATAGGGCACAGGCAGGTAGTAACTATGTGTGGAGCTATAAGCCTTCTCTGATAAGGACTCTGCGCTTTTTCTATACGATTACAGTTACTAGTACGTGTCCTCCTTATACCTGGCAGTTTCCTGCATATATTGATGTTGATAACAATTGGGTACATCACAAGACAAGGACGCTATATAGATTGAGTAGGCAAGTACCATCTAGGGAGGGATAATGGCGGCTGGCAGTGGAATGAGTAGAATGAAAGATCTTGAGAGTGGTCATCAGTGTTGGCCACCTGTTGCTGTAGTTACAGGATCAACGAATGTATTTGTAAATAGTATTGCAGCAATTAAAGTTGGTGATAAGACCAGTGTGCATGTATGTGGGAAAAATCCACCACACCCTGATACATGCTCTAAAGGGTCTGTAACGGTGAAAGTCAATAGAAAGGATGCCATGCGTATAGGAGACCTTTTATCAGGCGGTGGGGTGATGACACAGGGGTCTCATACAGTATTGGCAGGGGCATGAATCCATGGTATAATAAGAGGGTTCGCAAATAAGAATCATGGCACTGCGTAAATCACTCACTTCTTTGGACAACATTGAGTCCCAACCGAAGAATACTCGTCAAGGTAGTGGGAAGCACACCAAGTATGCTGCAACTAGTCGTAATAAAGCACGTAAACCATATCGAGGTCAAGGAAAGTAATGGGCAATTCTCCAACTGATAAGAGCAAGGACTTTATTAAGTCAGGAATGACTCTGATCACCCAGGTTGACTCTGACAAGTACCTGAAAAAGTTGAAGAAGGAAGATAAGAAAAAGGACCATAAATAAACAATAAATTGTCTTATTGTGCCTAGTCAACAGTCTTTCAAAGATCTGAAAGTCACCTTCAAGTCTCATCCAGTTACGGGTGACTTGATGGTGACTAAAGATGATGCTGCTGTTAAGCAATCTGTTGTCAATCTTTTGTTAACAGTAAATGGCGAGAGACCGTTTGACGATCAAATTGGTACTAATTTGTCTGCTTTATTGTTTGAACCACTAGACTATGCTACTGCAGCGGGTATTAGGCAAGAAATTAAACAGGTTATTAAATTATACGAACCTAGGATAGATTTAGTTTCTACACAGGTTGTTCCAAACTTTACTGATAATGCTTTTGATGTTCACTTGGAATTTACCATTCGTGGTCGTGAAGACAATGCACCGTTAGACCTTAACTTCCTGCTCCAGAGAACCCAATGAAGTATATTCAGGTTAACAATTTAGACTTCAATGATATCAAGAGTACACTCAAAGATTATTTGAGAGCACAGACGGATTTTACTGATTTCGACTTTGAAGGTTCTGTATGGTCAAACCTTCTAGACGTATTGGCATATAATACGTACTACACTGCATTCAACACTAATATGGTGGTGAATGAAATGTTTTTGGAGTCTGCGACACTCCGTGATAATGTAGTAACACTTGCAAAGCAACTTGGATATAAGCCAAAGTCTGTTGTATCTCCACAGGCAATTGTAAATTTCCAAGTTGATTTTGATGGAACATACCCCAGTACCGTAACTCTGAAAAAAGGCACGGGATTTGTTACTTCATTCGATGATAAATTATATCGTTTTGTCGCAATTGATGACTATAAGGTAGGTGTCATCAACGGACAAGCGATCTTTACTGGAGTAGAACTCTATGAAGGTACGGTTGTTGAGGACACCTTTACGGTAAGGTCTTCTCTTAATAATCAAAAATTTGTACTATCAAATCCCTCTGCAGATACTAGTACGATTCGTGTCAAGGTATTCCCTATTGAGAACTCTACTGAATTTGCGTATTACAATCAAATCGAGAGTATTATTGATATTGGAGCATCTGATAAGATTTTCTACGTTGACGAGAATCTTGATGAGAGATATGAGTTGTTTTTTGGTGATGGTGTAATTGGTTCTGCCCTAGAGCATAACAACTATCTAGAAGCATCATATCTCGTTTCTAATGGTGCTGCAGCAAATGGTGCCTCTCTATTCACGTTCAGTGGCGTTCTAGTAGACGATAACAACGTTGCATACCCATTGACCGTATCAAACGTCACAACAGTTCAGGTAGCGTCTGGTGGTGCTGATATTGAGAGCATCGATAAGATTAAGTTCAATGCTCCTAAACTGTATGCAACACAAAACAGAGCAGTTACCGCAAATGACTATGATGCGATTGTAAGGAAGATCTATCCTGCTGTATCAGATATTATTACTTACGGTGGTGAAGAAGAAAGATATCCTGAATTTGGTAAAGTCAAGATCGTTATCAAACCCACAAGTGGAGCAACACTATCTACTACCGTAAAGCAGGATATCATTGCACAATTGAAGGAGTATTCAGTAGCATCCGTAACTCCCGAAATCGTTGATCCATCTATCTTGTATCTGGAACTCACCAGCAGAATTAACTTCAGCACAAGAGTTACTAATCAATTCCCTGTAGATATTCAACTAAAAGTTACCAATGCGGTAGAAGAATATACCAAACAGTCTGGCACAGAGAAGTTCAACGGTAAGTTCAGGTATAGTAAGTATGTTGGTGTAATCGATAACGCAGATCGTTCCATTACATCTAATACTACTACCGTATTGATGAGAAAAGATTTCTATCCACTAATTAATAGCACATCATACTACGAACTTTGCTTCCAAAATCCATTCAAACTATCTTGCCCCGAAGACGGTCCTGTTATTGAGAGCACTGGATTTAAGGTCAGTGAATATCCAACAACAGTTGTGTATATGGAAGACAGGGATGGGAAAATTGTCCTATATAGATTGGATCCT